TTAATACAAGCACCCTTGAGAACAGGGTCGCACAACTTGAGAAGCAAGAGAAAGAACAAGCTGAAGATATTAAAGAGCAATTTGCTCTGGTGCATTCAAGACTTGATCAAATCTATACCATCATTGCAGGCTTAAACAAGTGAGCTTACATTTTGGACTGAAACATTGGAACGAGCCTACACCCGCGAAGATACGCAGGGTGGCAGGCGCTCTTGCCGCCGCTGGCATTGCCGGATGCGGCTTTGCTTATTTGAGGGATAACAAAGCATTAGCTTTGACTTTGCTTGGTCTTGCAGTCGGAGGTTCTTTTGTTGCTAAACTATTTACGGACAAGCCATGAGACGTGATCGCTATAACATAACGATTTACAAAGGTGAGACATTGAGTATCGTTGTTGAGCTTGATGATGCGACCGGTGCGGCTATCAACTTGACCGGTGCTACGCTTACGGCTCAATGCAAAGTGAAGTCTACAAATACAAACCTCTTCAGCTTTAACACTGCAATCACTGCGCCTGCAACGGATGGCAAGTTTACACTCTCTTTACCCGCAGCTACAAGTGCGGGGCTTACACCGCAGAAGGGATTAGCGTATGATGTGAAGATTGCCTTTGCAAGTGGTGATGTAAAGTATTGGCTTGGTGGTGATGTAGAGATTGTTGATACGGTGACTGCATGAGCTTGTCTAATGATAGTGTGATCATTACGGCAAAGAGCGAGGCGGTCAATATAGGCATCCAGCCTTCGACCGGTGATGTAGATATAACCACGATACCACAGTATATTACTGTGCAGGTCGGAGCTACTGTTACTACATCAAGTGGAAGTTTTATCATTGGTGAGACTCCGAGCGGAGCGGTGAATGGATCAAATGCAACGTTTACAACTGCGCAAAATTTTGTGCCTGAAAGTGTGCAAGTGTTTATCAATGGGGTATCGCAGACAAACGGCGTGGACTATACGACATCAGGCACTACAACAATCACACTTAACGTATCGCCAGTGAGCGGTGACTATATTAGAGTAAACTACAAATTAGGATAATACAATGCCAGAAACCACAATAGCAGGCCGCCAGATACGCGATGGTGCGATAACCAATGTCAAGGTCGCGGCGGGTGCGGCAATCGATACAAGCAAACTTGCAGACGGTGCTAACTTTATCAAGAAGGATGGCACGGTTGCCATGACCGGCAATCTTGACTTCGGTAATCAGAAAGGGGTCAATGTTGCAACTCCTACTTCAAATGGCGATGCAGCGAATAAGAGCTACGTTGATACACTCATCAACGGCTTGCCTTCGGCATATCGCTATCGTAACGTGCATGCTGCAACAACAGGAAATATCAACTTAAGCAATCCAGGCACTGCGGTCTTCGATGGTCATACGCTTGTGACCGGTGATCGCTTGCTTGTATGGCAGCAATCAACACAAAGCCAGAATGGTATCTACGTTTTTGATACAAGCTCAACCGCACTCACAAGAGCAAGCGATTCAGATGCATGGGATGAGCTTGTAGGTACGCTTGTGTATGTTGACCAAGGTACGACCTATGGCGAGGCACGATTCTTTTGTACGGCTAATACAGGCGGAACGCTTGGCTCGACTGCAGTGACTTATGTGCAGGATGGCAGTGGTACTCTTTCTACAAGCAATTTCGTAACTGAAGAGACTCCAAGCGGCTCGATCAATGGCAGCAATACTGCTTTCACTTTGGCAAACACTCCGACCGCTGGCACGTTGAAGCTTTACTTGAACGGCTTACGCCTTAAGTCAGGTGCAGGCAATGACTATACATTATCAACAGCTACAATCACCATGACCACAGCGCCGGTATCAGGCGATGTTTTGCTTGCTGATTATATGAAGTAATTGAATGGCTACAACAAAACTAAATAATGAACAGCTACCTACAACCTTAAGCAGCAAGACAATTGATAGTAGCAATACTATCAATACCGATCTTACCAAGCTCTCTATTACGGGTGGTACGAATGGTCAAGTCTTGAGCACTAACGGAAGCGGCTCATTATCATGGGCTACGGCTGGTGGTGTTAGCGATGGTGACAAAGGTGATATCACAGTATCAGCATCGGGAGCGACGTGGACTGTGGATAATGATGCAGTGACATTTGGCAAGATGCAAAACATTGCAACGGCTCGTTTGTTAGGGCGCGGAAGCTCTGGCGTAGGAGATATTGAAGAGATACAACTTGGCAGTAATCTATCCCTTTCAGGCACTACGCTCAATTCAACAAGCGGTTTGACTGATGGTGACAAAGGCGATATTACTGTATCGAGTTCAGGTGCAACGTGGACAATAGATAATGGTGTGGTCACTTATGCGAAGTTGCAAGATGTCAGCGCAACAAATCGACTTTTAGGCCGCGCAAGTTCGGGAAGTGGTGATGCCGAAGAGATTACAATCGGTAGTGGTTTAAGTTTAAGTGGCACGACCTTGAGTGCGCTTGGTGCTCCGACTGCAGTTGTGACAAAGACTGCAGATGAAAGTGTGACTTCATCAACAACAGTTCAAGATGATGACCAATTAAGCTATGCAATGACGGCCAATAAAACATATTGGTTTGAGCTTAAAATAATTGCATCAAGGCTTAATTCAAACACAAATAACCGTTTGAGAGTAGCAATTGGAGCAGCAAGTTCTGGTTACTTTATGATAGATAACTCTAGCACCTCTACTATATGTGATGGCACTACGGCTTTTAATTCGGGAAACCTAACAGGCAGTACAAATCTTCGCGTCCCTCATGTAATTACAGGCTCAGTCACACCAAGTTCAAATACGACATTGCAATTCAAATGGGCGCAAGTACTTGCCGATACAAATACAGTAACAGTTTATTCGGGTTCAAGATTACTTGTTTGGGAGGTCGCATAATGGAAATAACATTCTATAAACAAACCGAAGCAGTTAACGATGAAGGCGTGCCCGTTATGCTATGGAAATTCATAGATCAAGACGGCAATCTATGGAATACAGAAACGGCAATCGATGGCACAGAACAGGAAGCGGCGAGTATTATTTTAGGCTCAATGCAGAGTGCCTAGAAAAAAAAACATACGCCCTCGGATGGATGCCGAAGACTATGCACAATGGCAAAGACTACAAGGCAAAGAGGTGACACTTGAAGGCGTTGAGTCAGCTTGGCTTATTGAGCTTGAGGATGGTAGGGACGAGGTGGCTAATGCGGTCAAGGTTGAAGGTAAGACCGCCGTTCTTTGTGATATTCATTTGGGTGTGCATGACAAGCAGGCAATTGTTGCTGCTTTGAATTACATCAGACGTGAGAAGGTTGATACAATCATTCTCAACGGCGACTTGATAGACGGTGCTCGTATCTCTCGGCATCCTAATACACCGGATCAGCCAAAGTTCCTTGAGGAGCTCGAACTTGCAAAGAGTTTTTTGAAAGGTTTGCGTGCAGATTTTCCAGCGGCTCGCATTTTATTTAAGCTCGGCAATCATGAGGATCGCCTCGAGGCATACCTAATGAAGAACGCCGCAGAGCTTGCCGGCCTTGTAGACTTTAACAAGCTACTTGATCTTGAAAATTTAGGCATAGAGCTTGTGAGCTCAACGGGATTTATCAAGCACCCTGGTACGTATATCGTGCATGGGCACGAGATGCGAGTTAGCGGAGGTATCAATCCGGCTCGATCTCTTTTGCTCAAAGCATTTGACAATACAATCATGGGGCACGTGCATAAAAGTACGCAAGCAAGTGGCAAGAATATGAGTGATGTATTTATCCGTACTCATACAATCGGCTGCTTGTGCAAACTTAAGATGCACTACATGCCTCACTCAAATAGCAATCACGGCTTCGGAATTATCGAAGCAGATGGTAAGGTGAGAAATATGTGGATAGTGAACGGGATAGTAGAATGAAGAGAGACTATAAACTTATTGGGCTTGTGCTTGCATTGTTCTTGCTAATTATTGCAGGCTTTGCCGGTGGCTTTGAACTTGCGAGCCGCAAGGCTTTGCATCATCGCGATACAGTCAAGATCGTGCAAGTGATTGAGCGCCCCGTAACGATACGTGATTCAGTGCATACAAAAAGCGTGCTTGTCAAAACACGTGATACAACGTACTTTATTGACAAGCCGGTCAGCATCCCTTGTGGTGATACGAGCTTTGTAGCTCAAAGTGATTCAGTAATTACAGCTACAAAAGATACAATCAATATGGCTTTTGCCTATGCAAATCGCAAGGGGTATTTCAGCTTGGTATTCAAGCCGCGCCCTGACTCGATAATCACTGTGCAACTGCCAGTGGTCAAGACTGAAACGAAAACAGAATGGGCATGGCTACTTGGTTTATTTGGTTTAGGTTTAGGAATCGGATCGTATGCCGGCAAATAATGCGCATAAAATAAAAGGACAAGGCTTTCATACCAACCCTGAAAGGATCAACCGTAATGGTAGGCCAAAGGGTTCGGTCGTATATGTGAGAGACCTTGCAAGGATGGCAGCTGAAGAACTCGCAAAGCCGGGCAAGACAAAAGAGACCGTCGCGGCTGAAGTGATCAATATGCTGATCCATAAAAAGATATTGGAGAAGGAAGACATGGCAGCAATGAAGGTGCTGCTTGATTTGTTGAATCACTTGAATAATCAAGTAGCTGAACAAGGCAAGATGGTTATTGAATGGGGTGCTAAAATTGGACAAAGTAATCAAGATATATCCGCATGAAAAACAGCTTGAGATACTTCGCAATCGGAAGCGGTTTAATGTTGTTAGGTGCGGGCGTCGCTTTGGTAAGTCTTATCTCGCTTTTGCTCTTGCCCTTGAGAAGATGCTTGAGATTGATGGTGCGTATGTTCTCTATACAGCGCCCTCATACACCGAGCTCACAGGCCGAGAGACCGAAGCACAAAACTTCTTCGCTCCCCTTGGAGCGACATATAAGCAAGGCCAGATTAAATTAGGCAATAGTACATTGAATTTGCAGGGTATCTGGAGAGCCGATGGCTTGAGAGGTAACAAGTTTCACCGGATCATCTGTGATGAGTGGGCTCACTGCCCAAATGCTGAAGATGATTGGAACTTTGTCTTGAGTCCGATGCTTGCCGATTATGAAGGTGATGCGTATTTCTTTAGTACGCCCAAAGGCAAGAATCACTTTTGGCAATTGGATCAACTTCATACTATGCTATCAGATTGGCAGTCGTTTCATTTTAGCACATACGATGGTGGGCAAATCAAACAAAGTGAAGTTGATCGCCAAAAAGAACTCTTGCCGAGTATCGTATTTGCTCAAGAGTTTTTAGCCGAGTATGTCGATCGCAGTGCGGCAAAGATCAAGAGAGACTGGCTACGCATTGCACATGATAAAGTATGCACGGCTTACTATATCGGAGTCGATTTAGCAATCAGTCAAAAAGAGACTGCAGACTATACGGCAATCGTGGTGATCGGTACGACTCAAGATGGTGATGTAGTGGTAGTTGATGCGCAACATTTTAGAGCGCAGTTTGCCGAGATCGGTGCAAGGATAATCGAAGCCGAAGCCAAATGGCAAGCACGAGTCGTAGCCGTTGAATCAAACCAAGCGCAAGCTTGGATGGTGCAAGAACTGAAACGCAATACGAAGATGAATGTCGTAGGAGTGCGAGCCGATCGAGACAAGGTGATACGTTTTCAACCGGTTGAAGCACGATATGAGCAAGGGCTTGTGTATCACGTGCCTCATCTTGACCCTGAATTTACAGAGGAGCTTTTGAGTTTTACCGGAACTCCTCAAGACAAACATGATGATTTTATTGACGCATTGGGCTATGCCTTCAATGCTATTCGCAAAACACCGCAGATATATGTATGAGTTTACTTGACCAACTTCGTGAACGGATCGCGGCTGCAGTTGCACCGCGTAAAAACGATAGACCGTATATTCGTAGCGGTGGAGCTCGCAATATCGGAGCTACCCAAACAGGCAATGAGCTGGCTTTCTCTGCAAAGGGCACAGTCTTTGCATGCTTGCAGCATAGAGCCAATGCTTTGGCCAGTGTGAAGTTCGATGTGTATGAAGAGAAGAATTATGAGCGTGAAGAGCTTGGCCGAGGGCACTGGACAAATGAGCTGCTCAATAATCCTAATCCGTACTTTACGCGCTCTCAAGTGTTTTCCTATATCGAGAACTGGTTAAGCATCAACGGCAATGCGTTTATCTGGACTCCGACAAATGGCTATCGCGTGCCATTGCAAATGTGGGTACTTAATCCGACACGCATGAGAGTAATCAAAGGTGAGAATAACTTTATCGATGGGTATGTTTATCAGTCAGCTCAAGAAGGCAATATCGCAATCCCAGAGAAAGAGGTTATCCACCTTGCAAAGATCCACCCCGCAGCAAGACCTGAAGAAATAATCGGTATGAATATCTTTGGCGTTGGCTTGGTATCAGCCGCGCTTGAGTATGCTAATATTGACCGCGAGGTCAGTGCATATCTTGCACGTCTCTTTGAGAATAATACTGTGCCTCCGCTTGTTGCAACCTTCCCTGAAAGGTTCGATCAAGATGAGTGGCAAAAGCTCAAGGCCGCATGGAATGAGGAACTACCAGACTATAAGCTCCGAGCTTTGCTTGGTGGTGGTATGCAATTGCAATTGCCTCCAAAGTCAGATCTATATGTAAACTATGAGACGGTTGCATCGGATGTTAGGACTCAAATCGCGCAAGTCTTTGGCGTGCCTCCGGGCATGCTTGATGGCTCATTCCAAAACCGCGCAACAGCCGAAGTACAATGGGCTATCTTTAGACAAAACACAATCGACCCCGAAGCGCTGTATATTGCTGAAGAGTTTACAAGGCACTTCAAAAGATGGGAAGAGGATCTACTTGTTGAAGCGCAAGCGTATGAGTATGCCGATCCGGATCTTGATATGCGCAAAGAAGAGTTCGAGCTTAAATGGGGACTCAAGACAATCAATGAAGCTCGTACTGATCGTGGCTATGATAAAGTCAAAGATGGTGATACGCCTCTTATTGCACAAGGTTTTGTGCCTTTGCAATCGGTCGCAAATCCCGCTCCCCTGCCCGTAGTGCCCCGTAAACTTGAAAGGGCATACGGAATACAGAACCGCGCAAAATTGCCTCTTGTAACAGCCGAGAGTAAGGACTTGTTTTGGAGAAACTACGATGCATTAACAACAGAGGCTAGCGATTCTATTGATTTGGTGGTGCGTCGTATGATAGTAGGCATCCAAGACCAACTTACAAGTCAAATCGAGTCAGGTGCAATAAGCCTAACAGACATCACTATTGATGCAGATCAATATGTAGACTTTGAATCCGCAGTGTTTGAGGCATGTGAAACAGTCAAGCAAGAACTGCTTGCTCAATTCGCGCTTGGCACTGAAGATTTAAGCGGTCAAGTAGGACAAGAGATACAGGCCTTGACTACTGAAAGCGCTGAAAAAATACGCGAGTCTATTGGAGTGATTAAAGATGAAGTACAAAAGACGCTTGTAGCTAATTCAAGCAAGCCAAAAGATGAGCTTTTAGACATACTGAATACTCAATTTACTTCGCTTAAAGCATCTCGAGCTCGGACAATAGCAAATACAACAGCCGCAAATGTTACAAGTGGCATGCAGCACACAGTATACAAAGACCTCGGATTCAAAATGATGTGGCTTACTCAAAGAGATAGCAAAGTAAGGCCATCGCATGCTCGTATGGATGGCTCTATGCAAGACGGCAAGGGACAATTTTCGGTCGAGACTGAGTCGAAAGATGCAGACGGTAATCCAATTACTATAATTGAGACTACAGACCGTCCTCTTGGTAGAGGCTTAAGCGCATCGAACGCAATCAATTGTAGATGCCAGCTCTTTCCGGTGGAGTTGTAATGCCGTACAAACCTAACAAAGGCATGCAAGAGGAAGCCGAGAGAGCTATCAAATGGGTCGAAGAAGGCCGTAAAGGTGGCACTCGGATCGGTAAGATTAGAGCGCGCCAAATTGCACGAGGCGAAAACTTAAGCGAAGATACCGTAAAGCGCATGTACTCTTTTTTCTCAAGACAAGAAGGAGTCAAAGATGCTGAAGGTTTTGAGCCTGGAGAAGATGGCTACCCATCACCAGGCCGAGTCGCATGGGGTTTATGGGGTGGAGATCCTGGGTACTCATGGTCAAAGAATATAGTAGAGCAATTAAAAAACAGAGGATGTAATATGGATTTAATAACAAGAGAACTCGTACTTGAGACCAGAGATGGTTATGAGTACGGCGATAATGGTGAGAAAGAATATGAAGAGAAAGAGAATGACCTCTTTACCTTTGTAGTCTC